ACCCTGTAATGAGATCTAACTTTGTTGCGCTTTCAGCACAAACAGCTCACATTCCTTACGAGGGAAAAAAAGTAGAAATGGCTAAGGAGATAGCTAAAAAAGCAGAAGCACAAAGAGCATTAGCGGAAGGTAGAATTGTTACTGACGCTGAGTTAGATGCGTTTGTTTCTTCACTAAACGAGGACCAAATACAAAGTATTAATTTAAGAGCAACAGAAAGTTCTCGATATTTATCAGAACAAACAATGATACACGTTCCAACAATGAAGACAACAAGAGTGGTAGATAGTGCAGGACAAGCAACTAAACCATTAATATCTAGATCGCTTCTTGCCGAAATGGTAACAGAAGATTCTTCTGGGGCAACAATACCAATTGTTGATTCTGCACTTTGGAAACAAGCAGGATTAGATACAGCTACTTTTTCTATAGTTAAATCTCAAGACAAGGATATAGTTAACTTAGTTTTAGGAAAAGGTAGAATGAGTAGTGAAAGTGCAAATAAATTTGCTAACTCGTTAATAACAGTATTGAAAGATAAAGAAAAAAACAGAACAGCTGAACAACTTGTGAGTGATGGGTACGCATCTACAATACAAGAAGCACAGGTTCTTAAAAGTTTATTGTCAGGATCTGGATCAAGTGAAGAACAACAAAGGGCATTTACTCAACAGTTAGTTGATAGACTAATGGAGTCTGGACCTGTAGTAGGTGCTCTAGAGGGCAAAGATGCAGCTGGTCCCAAAGTTATTCTTGAAGCTCTTGGCTCGGAAATAAACAATGATCAACCAGCAATAGCAAGAGGAGCTGTTTTTCAAATGCAGAACCTGGGTCAAGAAACGATAAGTATTTCGGGCGCTCTTCCACAAGCAGCACAAGATCAGTTAAATTATGTAGGAGGCGCAGTATCAGCACAGACTAACGCAGAGTTAGCTGGTGGGCTTATGGACACTCATTTGCAAGCTTTGGCAAAAGCAGAAACTAGTTCTACATTTAGAGATAAGTTGAAAAGAACTTTCAGCAGAGCTGGAGTAGATAACGGAATATTTGGAACTAGTATTGGAAGAAATAGAGTAGCTAGAGATGGAGCAATTTTAGAAACTCTTGCTAAAGTTAAACCAAAATTAGCCATGGGCGCAATAGCTGTTGGAGCAGCGAGTGCTGGTTACTATTTAGCTAAGAGAAATAGAACAAACAGGATGTATGATGAAGTAATGCATCAACAGCCATATGAAGAACAAGGCCTTGTTCAAGACGCTAATTCTGGAATTCAACAAGATAATCAACAAACCAGTGCAAGAAGAGATCCTTTAGTAACTGCCGGAGTTGTTGGAAACTTAGATAGAAATAAAATTGGACACACTGCAATGGGTCCAAATAAATACAACCATCTTTACGGAGGATAACCTAAATGCCAGTAAACGCAAATTCAGTAAGTTCAGGCATAGAAGCTGGTATGGGACTATTGGGTAAGGTAGGTTCATCCTATGTTGGACAAGTAGCCAAAGATGTTATGAGGTCAAAGTCTGCTAAAGGAGCAATACTTGGTGGATTATTTTTAGCTGGGATTGGAAAAGAAGTAGTAAGACCAAGCATTAAAGCTGGTATGGATGTAGCTTTTGATGACCCAAATGCAGATCAAAAAGTATTAGGAACAGATTTAACTCCTTCAATGTTGATTGGCGCCAATGTTGGAGGTCCCATAGGAGGCCTTGCAAGGGGGCGTAATGCCTACAGATTCGGAGTTGGGGGAACTGACCCATATACTGCTCAAAAGAACGTAGGAAGAGGAGGAGCAGCTCTTGGTGCTGTTGGTGGCGGTATACTTCGGATACCTAAAATCTGGAAACAAAGTTAAGGGAGCTATAATGGGCGCAACTGCTGGCGCAGCTGCTGGTAACGTAGCAGGTAGAGTAACTGGTGCAACTGGATCTTTAATGTTTGCTAAAAACTACGCACAAACAAATGCACAAATAATAAACGAATCTCCTTTTTATAATAGATCATTGATGACAGCAGACAGAATGAATGCTAGCGGAAATATTGTTCTTGGCGCCCATAATACAAGAAAAGGTCAATACTAATGGCTGGAATGGATAATTTTTCTCAACAAGTTCAAAGTGGGGCTCAGGCACCACAACAAGAATTACCACTGGCAATGAGGGCATTGGCTGCAAATCCGTTTCAGATTAGTCTTACTGCTCTGGCAGGACATAACATTGGTAGATTTACAAACACTATGTTCGAAGGTGGATTCCTAGACACCGCTACTGGAGCAAGTGGAAAAAGATCTGCAGTTAAAGGGTTTTTAGGAAGAAGAACAGGTGCTTACGCTGGTAATGTCATGCAGGATAATAGCGCATACGCTATGGGTTCTGCATTCAGAAAGAATATGCCATCATTTACTGGAAAAATGGGCAGAAACTTTGAACAAGGTGGCAGAAAAATAAAAGCATTAGCAGCAAACAGTCCACTTAATCCATTTGGTATCAGAAGATTTGATTCTTTAGCCAGACTTGCTGGAGACACTAGTCAAAAAGGAGTATATACACCATTCCAAGCAACAGGTATGATTACGGAAAAAGTTTTTAATTCTAAAGGAAAACTTGGAAAAGTTTTTAGGGGTAAATTTGCAGATGAACTTAGTCCAACCGGTCAAATAGGAGAAGGAAAAACCATATACAGTGGTGGTGTTTTTGGTCGAATAAATACCATGGGCAAAATAATGGATTACGAAAAGCAAGTAGATGCTTTTAAAGCTTTAGGTCCAAGGAATCCAGCTAGTTACACCAGAGGAGAAGCAAGAATAGCAAGAAGAGCAGAAAAGGCAGCAACTAAATTAGCTAAATTTGATCAAAATATCATAAAGCTTGGAATGCAAACCGACGCACCATTTATGACTTCAGCGATAAATAATGCTAGTTCCCGGAATGAGTTCTTCTAGAGCAGCAGGATTTAGAAGCACTTTGTTAAACGATGCTGACTTTTTACAAGATACAATAAATAAAACAGGTAGAATGAGAGCTGTGTCACAAACCTCTAAGGGATTTGTATCTAGAAGAATTCTCGACCACGCTGGAATAATGATGGGTCGTGGAGCTGAGTTTTATGGGACTCGAGCTTTTAACAATACTGTAAATACATTTGCTAAAGCCATGGAAGGTTCTAAATTCGGCGGACTAGGGGCAGCAGCCTTGGATGATACGGCACATGGATTCAAGAAGGTTATGGGGATCTATGCCGCCGACGCTTCAGACTTACTCAAGTCTGGTAACACTAAAATGATTAGACAAACAGCTGGAAAATTAGGTATGGAAGCTTTTGCTAGAAGAGAATTTGGCACTGCTGCAAAGATGGCTATAAATTATACAGGTACGCACGGAAAATTTGCCATGAAAGCTTTTAATGTTGTTGGTACAGCTAGCATAGTATATGATCTTGGTAAAGGCGTAGGAAAAATGATGATGGGAGGCGTCAATCTTGGTAAAGATGCGCTAAAATCTATGCAGGGCAGTATGAACAAACCATTATTTGGGGCAGGATTTAAAGACAATGAAGTTGCAGCAACATCAAGATCTAGAGGAGTTATGGCTATACAAAACTCAAGACTTAATGCAAGAAGTGCCCTTGGATCAGAGGGTGCTATGATGGCAGCACATTTTGGATAATATATGAGCACAACTTTATCATCAAGAACTAAAAAGTTTAGACAAGATTTAGAAAAATTATCTAGAGAAGATTTATTAGAAATAATAAAAGATCAAGACATAGAAACATTCAAACAAATAAATAGAATTGAATGGGTTTTTCAAAATAAATTAAATCATTTAAACTGGGCCGATGGAAGCACAATAACGGAACGTCCATTAACCAATAAAGAGTTAGCATTATTGGTAGACGAACCATTTGATCTTGATATGGATCTTTTGGATCTAGGAATCTCTGGAGAGCAACAAAGGCAAATACATATAGCTAAAGACCCGTGCGTGTGGGCAAGACAATTCTTGCAAGCAGAAACAAGAGTTTATCAAACTCTAATATTGAGAGATCCTGCATTAAGAAAAGTTCTAAGAGCTGGTCGTCGTCTTGGTAAAACTTTTAGTATGGCAGTTTATTTGTTGCATTACAGTTACACTCATAAAGACGGAAGATGTCTTGTTATTGCACCAATGAAATCTCACGTTGAATTAATTTATCAAGAGATTTTAAGACTCGCATCTAAGAATGAAATTGTAATGAACTCTATAGTAAGAAAAGTTACAAGTCCTCAATTTATGATTCAATTTTCCAATGGATCAACGATTAGATTTTTTACATCTGGTATGCGTTCTGGTGGAAAATCAGACGTAGCTCGTGGTCAAGAAGCCCATGTTATTGTTCTTGACGAAATGGATTACATGCACGCAGATGACCTTGACGCATTATATGCAATGCTACAGAAAACGGCAGAAGACCAACCAGACAAAGTTTTGATTGGAGCTTCAACTCCAACTGGTAGAAGAGAACGCTTTTGGGAGTGGTGTAGGTCAGAAAGATTTAAAGAGTTTTGGTTTCCTTCATACTGTAATCCCTATTTTGCTAAAGAACAAGAGGATGAATTTAGAGAGCAGTATTCGGAAATAGGATACAGACACGAAATTGAAGCAGACTGGGGTGAAGACGCAGAAGGTGTATACCCAAGAAAATATGTTGATAAAGCTTTTATAGAACCAAACTGGAATTACGACGCTGAGCTAAAGTCAGCTAGATCTTTTCACGTAATAGGAGTTGACTGGGACAAGTATGGAGCTGGTACAAATATAGTTGTTTTAGAGGTATGCTCAGACACATATGAGGAAGAAAGATTTAGAAATAAAGTAAGACTCGCCTATAGAGAAGAAATAGAAAGATCTGAATACACATTAACTAAAGCAGTTTCTAGAATTGTTGATTTAAATAATATCTTTATGCCAAAACATATTTACGTAGACAGAGGATATGGAGAAGTCCAGGTAGAACTGTTACATAAGTACGGAGTGGAAAATCCACTTTCCGGATTAAAGCAAAAAGTTAAAGGGGTTGGATTTGGAGAGTCTATAGATTTAAGAGATCCATATACTAAACAGGTTGTTAAAAAAGAAATCAAACCATACATGGTGGATAACTTGAGACAATATCTTGAAAAAGAATTATTAATGATTCCAGAAAAAGATAATGAAATGTATATGCAATTGATATCTTATGTTGTATTAAGAACAACTCAAACTGGTAGACCAGTATTCGAAGCTGGAGGATCAGCACAGGACCACGCACACGATGCACTAATTTTAGCCTTGCTTTCTATAACTCAAAACTATGGAGATTTGCATAAAGCAAGGTATACTACAACTACAAGCTCATTTTCTAATACGTTCTTCATGCCAGGAAGTGGAGATAGAGAAGATGATGATACTGATGCAAGTAAAACAAAAGTATCAAACAGAACAGACTCTCTAGGTGCAAAGACATCATTAAGAAAAAGTTTTAGCAGACGTGCAAGTGCACCAATTAAAAGACAGGTATTTTAAAAATGGCAAACTATGGATTAGGAAAATCTAATGCAGTAGAGGATGTTTTTGCTGACCCATATTCTGATGTGTCTTCTTTTAACTCTGTAGAAAAAAGACTTAATGAAGCAGGTATAGAAAATTCTAATGGATTATTAAATTATACTAATGTTTCACAAATACCGATTGGACAGGTAAGGTCCTACGTGTTTGATTGTGATCAAATTATTAAAAAATTAATTGAAGAATTAGATGATAATTTACTTAAGGTTAATATTAATGCATACGTTTCTGTAGATATGGAAAATGCACATAAAGCAGTTTGGCAAGATGCTCAAAAGTATTATAGTGATCAACAAAATGATGAAAACACATTTACAACCATGGAAGTAAAGTCTGCTCCAGATTTTATTTGCTACAGACAATATACATACGCGCAAGAGCACAAGTGCAGAGCTTGTAGAGAGTTTGTAAAGCAGTACGATATAGCTATTTCTCATACAAGTTTTGGACATTTAATAAGTCTAAAAAAAATACTAAACTACATTCATAGTGAAGTTTCAACAATAAAAAATATAGTTATATATTATTTAGGGGAAGAGTATAAAGATGAAACCGAAGGGGAGATTGCAAAACACCTCGCAGACTGGACAAAAGCAGTTACGCACTATACGAAGCAGTTTGCCAAAGAAATCACAAGCCAGCCAGTCTCAATTCCACAATCCGAATTGGATCAAGTCTCTAAAAAACAAGCCGCTCAATTCCAAGCTTTTTTTTCGATCAAAATAAATTCAATGTCTTCTGAAATAAATTCTATACTTGGCTTAATCAAAAGGGACTGTGTTGACCTAGGTGATATGTTCTATAACAATTATTTAGTTCCTGCAATGACATTTAAGTCTAAATTAATAGAACCAATAATGACAGACATTAATACCACTTCTTTTGCAAAAAATGCACCGATGTTGACTGGCGAAATGATCATTGCAAGCAATGCAATAATTGGAAATTTAGGATCAGTAACTACTGACCTTGTAGAAAAAAGATTAAATTTAGGCAAAAGAATGAGAGCCTATTTAGATCTTTTGAGATTAAAAAGAAGATATATTAATTATATAATTCAATTAGAAGATTTTGCTGCTCAAAGAACAATAGCATTAGCTTCTCCGACGGCAGATGACGTAACTAGATATAATGATATATTTGATCAAATATATGTAGATAATTCGAAAAGAGAAAATCTTAGATCTTCACATAACGACCTAGATGATCTCGACGGAGATGCCCATCCTCAGTATTTAAGAGCTGACGGCGGAATAATAAAGGGCGACATAACCATCCAAAACGGGGCAAAGATAGATGGCGTTAGCTTAGCAAATCATAGTCATAATTTTGAAGATGGAAGCAATCCAATAAGTGCAAGCTCAATAGATTATCAATCTGCAAGACAAGATTATTATGATAACGTTGACAACAAGCCATATTCAAACTTAGTGTTATCGGGTTTTGAATCTGTTAAAAAGATAGGTGGAGGACACGAATATAGTGCCACCTTTGAAATTGAGGTAGATGATGATAAGATTAGCACATATGATTTTGAGATTCTTTACAAAGAGTTATAACAATGCCTTGGTTTAATTATTATACTGCATCAAATTTAGAAACGTCCGTAAAGCCTCCTATTAGGAGATCAATATCTTTTCCAGCACTCGCTGACAACTTAAAGGTAAATGATTGGATTCACGCTCCATTGGATGAGTTAAATATAGGTCAAGTTTTTTCTTCGTCAAACAACGTTATTGAGCAGTCTTTTGATCAAGATTCATATTTAGTTACATATGAAACTGCAACATCGACAACTGCAACCTACTCCTACATTGACGCTAGTAATAATCTCTACTTTAGATCTTTAACAGATGTAAACGCAGGTTCAAGACCAGACGGCGCATATTATATCTACTATCATAGCGATAACATTCAATATATATCATTGATTGGCAGTAACTATGTTAGAACAGTAAATCCATCTGGTTCAAACTTTATGGGATCTCCAACTGGCTCTGGCTCCAATCTTGTTAACTACTATTCTCATTCCGTAGTAGCTGGATCCTCAAATGTGCGAGTATCTCAAATTACTTATTTGGGAGACCCAGGAATATGGGTTAATGGAAAAACACAAACTGTAGGAGCAAAAGTATTAGGAAACTTTGATGGTCCAAAGTTAATTATTTATGGAGATAAGGGTCCAGACAAAGGAAAAATAAACCTTAAAATAATTAAGACCTCTGCAACAACAAGTGGACAATCAGTAGTATATACCTCAAACGGTATAGACCTTTACAATACAAATGCTGTTGTAGATACTCCAATATTTACTATAGATTTAAATACGCAAACTTCTGTTACTGGGCTAAATGCATACGATGATTACTATGGTTCTTTCTCTTACGAGATTGAACTCCTTGCAACCAAGAATCAATCTTCTAGTGCAACTGGACTCTCAGTAACAAAACATACTTACAGTAAAAATTATAAACTTTCTTTCAATAAAGAAGAGATAGATCCTTCAATATCTTTTACAAGCACCGGAGTAATACGATGACAATTATTAAAAAAACAATTACACGGATTAAAGCCAGACGCTAACTATCTATTTGCTCTCAAGCCTAAGAATACTGAGATAGTAGCTGTAGATGATTTGCCAGAAACGATACGAGTAAAAACTCCAGCAGTTTCTTCGGTCCCATCAACTATAACTGGTTTTGGAATTTCCGCAAACTTTGAAACAGTAATGTTTTCTTTTAATCCAGTTGATGACATTGACTTAGACTCATATGCATATCAATTGTATGATATTCCTAATCCCACAAGCTCAACCACACCAATAAAAAGTGGAAGAAATAAAGCTAACGTATTTACAATCTCAGTAACTAACTCTACTGATTCTACTCCTAAAACATATTATGGAAGAGTTGCAGTAGTTAATACTGCTGGAACTCCTCCTGTATATACTGATCTTGTTTCATCTGGTACAACTCCATTAATTGAGGAACAATATATTTCTAGCTTAACTGCAGCAAAAATTACTGCAGGAACAATAGGTGCACACACGATAACTTTAGGTGGAGTAACTTCTGTTATTAAATCTTCCACATATAATGGATCTTTTGATGGAACTCAATGGACAACCGGAAGTGCTGGGTGGTTGATATCTGGTTCTGGTCAAGCAATTTTTGATTCATCTCAAATAAGAGGTTCAATTGCAGCGGCATCAATAAACTTAAACACGCATAACTATTGGCTTCCAAATGCAGGAACGCCAATTTTTAAAGTTGGCAATGCAAGTAATTTTTTTGAATGGAACGGAACCAACGTAATAACTACTGGAACGGTAATCACCAACGCTACAGTTTCTGATGGAACGGTTGGAGGAATAAGTGCAGGCACAAATAAAATATTTTTAGGAACTGGAACATACGCAAACGCAAATACTCCTTTTTATGTAGACACATCTAGTAGATTTTCTTTAGGGGATAAGTTAGCTTTTGATGGGACTAATCTTTCTATTGCTGGAAACGTAACCATAGGTTCTCAAACTGCAACAGCAGTAAGTGCTGCTGTAACTACGGCAAATAACGCAGCGACGGCAGCAGCAAACGCTCAAACAACAGCAGATGGTAAAATAAATGGAGCAGCAGTTAATGCAAACGTAACTTCAATATCTGGTGGAACAATTACAACTGGTACGATTAACCTTAATAGTGTTAACGTTAACACTGGTACTTCTGGAGCAAGGTTGAGCATTGATTCTTCTGGCATAAAAATATATAACTCTAGTGGTACAAATACAGTATCCCTTAACTCAGATGGTTCAGCATCTTTTAGTGGCTCTTTATCTGGAGCAACTGGATCTATTGGAGCTAACTTTTCAATTGGCACAAGTTGTTCTATCGGTGGAAGCTTAACCATTGGAAATAATGTAAGAGTAAATGGCGCAACTGCTGATGGCGACATAACAACATTTAAAATTAGAGGAGAAGACAATGCAGATGACAAATGGACTTTAAGAACCCAAAGACAAGATGGAGGAATTAGCGGAGGTTTTAGAAATGATGGAGCTTTCTTTTTGCCGTATGTCTATGGAGATCAAGTACCAGGGAATTCGATGGCAATTAGGGACCTTTTTATACGAAGCGATGGAAAACTTGGCTACAGTAGTTCAAGTATAAGATTTAAGGAAAATATCAAAAATCTTGATTTTGATTTAGACAAATTTTTTCAAATACAACTTGTTGAATTTACTTATAAAAACAAAGAATCTATAAACACAGAAGAATCAACTCAGGTAAAACAACAAATTCAGTATGGTGTTATAGCAGAACAATTATTAGAAGTTGGATTCAATGAACTTGTCCAATTTGACAAAAACGATATGCCGGAATATGTTGATTATAAAAAAATTTCAATAATGCTATTTCATGCAATAAAAAAAATGAAACTAGAAATAGATTCTTTAGCAATTAGACTTTCTGCATTAGAGAATATATAATATCTCTTATGCAAGATGATTAGGAGATTAAAATGCAAGATCAAAATTTAGATGTTAATTTAATAATACAAGCTTTTCAAGAAAAAGTAACGCAGCTAACTATCGATAATATTGTAAAAGATGCAACGATTAAGCAGCTTACTATGCAACTCCAACAAAAACAAGAACTATCAGATGGGTTTGATACGCCCGCAGAAACTATAAAGAAAGTAAAATAATGACAAAAAAATCAGTATTACCAGAAGAGCTTGTAGTACAAGCAGAAGAAGCTATTGTAGCTGAAAAAGAAATGAATATTACCATTAAGATTACTAATTCTAATCTTTCTTATAAGAGTGATTTCTCAGAAGCAGAGACAGTTTTTTGGCTTGAAGCTATCAAAGACATCATTATCAAAAAGACGTTTCAAGAGTCCGAAAGACAAAGCTGAATTTAAAGAATAATAAACTGTACTATACAGTATTATCTTTAGAATTTGGAGCTAATTAGCTTATGGCAATACGTCAATATTTACCTTTTCAGAAGTCTGAGCTGTCTGAGTTTGATTTTGAATCAGCTCAGCTAGCTCCAGATAAAATTGGATCACTCAGCAAAGCGATGAGAGTCGCAGCATTTGCCTTGGGTTATCGTGGCGTAAACTATTATTATACTGGCAGAACTAACTTTGAACCTTCTCCGTATAACTTTGATAGAATAATAC